TTTACTTCTTCGTCTTCTTTTATAACATCCAAAACACTCTGTAATGTAGCATTATCAAAATAGTCAAATATTTCTAAAAACATATCTTTTTCCTCAGCATATTTACTATAGGCATCATTTTTAAATGTTGGCGACCATAATATAACATTACCTTTAAATATTGGCTCTAACTGTTCTACTAATCTTAATAATGTAGTAGTTTTTCCGCTTCTTACAGAGCCAATGCCACAAACCATCATTGGAATTTGAAAAATAGAATGTTCAACTTCTCTAAATTCTTCGTTAGATAAAGGAATAGGTTTTATTTCAATTTTAGCATTTTTTCCTTTCAAATTCATTATATATATATACTATTAATTTTTTTTATTCTTCTATTAATCTTAGTCTGTTATTATTAAAAAAGACTAAAGTATATCGGTCGCCTTTCTCAACTTGACTTACATAATGTAAATATTTGCTTCCATTAAATTTATATGGATTATGTTTTATATTCATTTTTATTTTTTCATTGTCTTTTTCAATCATTAAATCTCCACCAGAATAATCGCCTAAACCTACAATAACACTTTCACCAATATTTGCCGAGTCAAAATGTGGGGGACTAACAAAATTTATATTAATTTGCACTTGACTATAATTAAAATAGGGAAAATGTAAATCAGCAAATCTTTTAAAAATGTCTTCTAAATCTGGGAACATATCTTTTATTTTTGTGTTATATAAACTTTTGTATGGACTTTTTGTTCTATAAATATTATTACCATTTTTATCTTTTTTTAAATATCCTTTCCAAGTATAACCGTATAACATAGAACCTATTTTCTTGCCTTGCTTGGCTAATTTAAATTGCTTTGTTCGGCGTTCTGTTCCACTGTAGGCTATGGGTTCCACATATTCTTTTAATAATTTATATAATTCATTACAATCATTGTCGATAAATCCATTAAAGTTAATTGTTCTCATTATAAATTAATAGTAATTTATTAAATTAATAGTTATAGTTAAAATTATAAAATATACTAAAAAAAATACTATTCATCTCTGTTTATAGGGGCTTCTCTTTTAGCACGATTATGTGCCTTAGTAAATGACATTCCTTCGCTCACATATTTTTTCATTAATCGCATATGTTTATGTCTCATATCTATATTATTTTTTTTTGCGTGTGCTTTCATTCTATCATTGATATCCATAGTTCCGACAGACGCATATGCTCGTCGTCCCATTGCTTTTTCCATTCCTTTACTTTCATCTCTTCTATCTTTGAAAGATTGTTTTTTAGAACTTTCTTTCCCTCGTCTCATTGCAAGACTTTCGTCTAATCTAGCATTATATCCTTGATGTTTCGGCATTTATAATATAAATAAATAAAATAAAATTGATTGTATTTTTTCATTTAAAAATATTTTCTATTATATAAAATAAAAACAATGACGAGTATTGAGGGATTTAGTAATTATGTAATTATGGAAGATGGTGAAGTTATTAGTTTAATAACTAGTAAAACTATGAAACCATGGATAAGTAATAATGGTTATAAAAGAATAGATTTGATAAATGATAATGGAAAAAAACAAAAAATGTATCTACATAGATTAATTGCACTGGCTCATATTCCAAATCCTTTAAATAAACCAATGATAGACCATTTTGACCAAAATAAACTGAATAATAATATTGAAAATCTAAGGTGGGTGAATAACAGTGAAAATCAACAAAATATAAAACAACCTAGTATTAATAATAAATTAAATGAAAAATATATTTCTATTCAATATAAAAATAAATATAAATACTATGTATTTGAAAAAACTATAAATGAAAAAAAACATAAAAAATATTTTAAAACTAAAGAGGAAGCAATAGTATATAGAGATACATATTTACAAAATTTAGAAAATAATTTATATTGCAATTTCATATGACCGAATATTTTTGCTCATTTTGTAATAAATATATTAAAAAAAATTATTGGGAGTATTATTGCGAGGATTGCACAAGGGTAAAATCTTTAGTTAAAACAATAAGTTCTAAAAAATTGTTAGAAAGTGTTAAAATTAAATTCATAGAAACTGAATTAGAAGAAAATAAAAAAGATGAATTAGATTTAGATGTAATTAAAAAATCATCAAATCACTCAAAATATCATCTTCGTTCTCATGATAAATAAGTAATTCTCTCATATCACTAATTAAACATTTCATTTTAATAAAAATATTATCCATATTTCTCATTACAATCAATTCATTCTTTTTAGACCATAATTCTAATAATAAATTTAATAGAGTTTTACATTTTATAATTTCGTGTTCTAATTTTTTTGCTTTTGTATCTGCATCATCAATTCTTTCTTGATAGATTTTTATTATTTTATCTTTTTTATCTATTAATTGTTTGCAATCTTCTGCTAATAGTCTATACTCTTCACTTGACATAATAAAATATATAACTATATTATAATGAATAAAATAAACAAATTATTAAATGCTCTAGCAAATCTAATAAAAAATATTAAATTAAAATGCTCTAGTTCTTGTTGCTCTTGTCAAAGTTCGTGCAACCAAAAAGAAGTAAATATTGATAATATTTCTCAATAATTTATCGGTATGAGGCTGCAACTATAGAAACGGTTTCGGTGTCTGCACTGTCTATTTCTGTGTTATTTACAACCAATCTCATATATCGTATTCCGATTGCAACACCTACGTCTTCTTGACTAAATGAAACATTACCTGAAGTAGTTATTACGCCAGCCGTCCAAGTTCCAAACCAGTTTGTGCCGTCTAATGAAACCTCACTTGATATTTCAATATTTCTATTGTCTGTTTGTGAATATGTAAATAATACTGGGTCTATCTCGTGATTATATGTTGCACCTAAATCAATATTAGAAGAAGTTGCAGAAGAACTACCATTAATTACTTGACTGCTCATTATATTTAGAGAAGTCCAAGTATGATTATTTATTACATTTAATTGACCACTTGTATCACATAATAATTTGGTTGATGTAGATGCGGTTGCTATTGTAGTTCTTGCAGATAAATCAAATGCACCTGTTGTTGTGCTTCTACAAATAGATAAAGATGACGCATTTGCTTTTTGTCCTAAAGTGGCTGGTAATTTTGCTGACATTGCGTCTATAGCATTATCAATCTCAGTTTGTTTAATTAAACTACTGTTTAAAACACTATCAATTGTTAATAAATAACTGTTAGTAGTGTCTATTGCATTATCAATTTCAGTAAGTTTTGTTATACCATCATCTTGTTTTGCTTCTGTAGATGCACCACTTGGTAAAGATATAGTCCCACTTACAATATCTACTCTTAGTTCATCTGTCCCTACACTTGCTAGTGAGGCGTTGAGAGTATCTTGCTTATCACTACGGGCTAATCCGCTATTGAGTGCGACATCGGGGTTCATATCATCAATCATTACCAATAAATCCTGACCACTTGCTCGTAGGGCATCAAAATTATCACCAGCATCACCTACCATTATCTGCACTGGAATTGCTTTTGTGCGATTGAGTGCAGGTGTTTGACCAGTTAAAAGTGAAATCATATCATCTTGTTTTGCTTCTGTTGCAAGACCAGTTGCGTCAATTGTAGCATCTTCAATATCAACTTTTAATAAATTAGTTTCTGTATCTACACAACTAGCTAATTTATTAATTTCGGTTAAATTTTCATTAAGTAATATTTCAGTTCTATTATTAGGATTATTAGGAAATCTCATTTGATTTGACATTTTTTTATAATATAGATAAATATAAAAAATTAATTAATTTATTTTTGAACATTCATTCCACTATAAGAAAGCATTGTATTATATACCATCAATGCGTTTTGACTTTGTGTTTGTGCAGAAATATTTGTGGGAACAACAGTATTTGCAGTACCAACTTCGCTTTCTTGTTCTAATTGAACCAAATTATTAGGCATTGGTGTATCATAACCAGCAAAACCATATTGATATGATGTTGCTACACCCATAACATAATTACCAAAGAGGTTAGTTTGATTATTGCCTGTTCCATAAATTCCATATAAATCTGCTAAAGACCTTTCTTGATTTAAACCATTTACTAATGAATGTTGTGGTGGATAACTTCCATTTAATGCAGTAATAAAATGACGAGCCACTTCTGCATCACCTGTAGTTCTGTGTTTATCACTTGAATTGGCTGTAGGTTCTAAATCACCAAGAGAAGGATTGGATTTAATGTCGAAAGAGTAAGGAAATCTTGTTCCATTGTTAGAAACTCCATATTGTTTCAATCCTATTAATTGGTCTGTAGCAACACCATCTGCATCGAAGTTATTAAGTGTATCATCGTTAGGTTGATAGATGTAAATAATTTTATCTAAACTTTGGACTTGAGGAATTAATGCTGTAGTATCATTGCTACTTTGGACTGTATTAATAGTATTACTGATTTGTTTAAATTGGACACCAGTTAAAGAATTTAATGCTTGTTGAGATAAGAAATTATATCTACCGAATAATGATACATTTGTTAATCTATATGAAAAATTATTATCTAATTTATTTGCAGATCCAGTATCCGAGTTCATTAAAAATTGTTTGGTAGAATTTAAAAATATTTTGATTTCTAGACCGCCTGTTGCAGATAAATTTAATTGTTGATTATTTGTAGTAAATAAACCAACATCTAAAGGCATTGCAAAAGGTGTGCCTTCATCGCCATTATTTTCACGCATGAGTTTCCATTTTGTATTTAATGTATTTTCACCAACAAGTTGTTGGACACCATATTTACCGACACCAAGGTCATCATTAGATAAAATCCCACGCTTTACTTTAGAAATTAAAGAATAAAATTGTCTTTGTTCTAAAAGAGAATTGCCTTGGCGTGATGTTATATCTACACGAGAAACTGCACCTTGCATCCCTGCTACATTATCTATAACAGCCGAAACATCACTATCGTCGGAGTAAGTAGTTCCAAGAGAATTATTTGAATAAACTTCTAAATTACCTTTCAATACAAGGTCGGTTGTTGGAAGGGCTGCACCTGCTACTGGTGGTATTAAAAAGTTAATAATATCTACACCAGCATCAGGGCTAAAAGATGATATGTTGTTAATTGGTGTTAATTCAAAATATTTACGAGATAAAGACATTTTATATCATAATTAAATAAAAAAATTTTATTTATATTTAATTTTGTTTTATAAGAATAACTATTAATTTTATATTATATATTTTCTATAAATCTATAAAACATTTTATCATTACTCTTTAGTGTTTCTACTTTTTTTGTTTCTACAGTCCAGTTAATACATTCATTTATCCAAAAATCTTCATCTAAATCACCTGAGGCTATAAGTTCATCTGCTTCTTTTTTATTCCATACTTTTGCTTCACATATTCTATCAATCATTTTAGAAATAAACCTATTATCTTTTAATATTTGAATAAGATAATCTCTACTAATATAGTTGGTTGCTTCTCCGTTAATCATCAAAACTTCGTAGGGCATTGTTGTTGTTTTATTACTGATTTTATGCAGAATAAATCTGCAATCAATTTTATTTATATCTTAATGCTCTTCTTCCTCACTACTTTCTTCTTCGTCGCTGTAAGGTTCTTCTTCCATAAAATCCTTGATAGGTAAGCCTAAACCTTGTGTATGTTTTTCTTTTGTTAGTATTGCTACAATACCAAATAATGGTCTTACATCATTAAATATTGGGGATTTATAAATTGTAGCCATATTAGGACATTCACTCATTATTCCATTCTCATTACAAAATATTTCATATTGGTTTTTTCTAAGTTTGTTTCTCAATACATCAATAGCATTCCATCTTGGTTGTTCTATTTTAAATAACGGATGGATAAATACATAGTCAGTATGCACTCTTTCAAACGGCATTCTTTCGCCACCGCCTACTATTTCTTGTAGATGTTTAAAATTAGTTGCGTCTTTATCACCTGCTATATATGGCTTTCCAACTACAGGCAATACAATAATAACTTTCTTGTTTCCAACACTCATCTTTTCTTTTATAATTATTTAGTTATATTGCAAATAAAAAATGAAATCAATTTTATTTATATGTAAATGAATTTTTATTAAACAAATTTAGTCAAACGACCACCAACCTACTCTATATAGACTATTTGGATAATATTGTATAAGCCATACTTTATTAGCACACCCTTCCGCTGGATTAAATCCTAATGTTTTCATTATCTCTTTTAATTTTTTTAGTTTTATTTTGACCGAAATTCCATCTTCATTTAATCTATCCTCTACAAATTTTTTTATATCGGTAAGTAAAGTATAATGTTTTGACTTTACTGGAACATAATTTTTCCCTAATATTTCTAAGACCATAGTTTGTATATCTAAATTACAGGCTACTTTATCATTTATCATAGGTTCAGTTTTAATCCACCATTCCTTAGCATATTCTTCATCAATGCCTTTCTTTTTCATAATTTTGGCTTCTCTATGCATTGCTTCGGACACTTCGCAGGACATTGTTGTTATAATTACTTAGATTAAATATGAATAAAAAATGAAATCAATTTTATTTAAATGTAAATGATTTTTTTTGTATCTCAAGTAGTTTGGTTTGTATTACTTGTTTCTTAATGTTTCTTAAATCACTTTTAGAAACGATTGGTGTTTTCTTATTATAATAAACACTATTTATAAGTTTCTTTTTTTCAAAATTCATAGTATATATATATTATGATGATTTTTTATAAATTTAAAAGTTTTAGATAGTTAATAATAAATATGATAATAAATAATAATAATAAATAATAATAATAATATAATACTAAAAAAAAAGGGCATATGCAAAAAATTTTATATGCACTTTTGGGAAAATTAAAAATAAAATTTTTTGCATTTGTCCTTTTTTTATAGTAGAATATTGAATATTTCAGCAATCAATTTTATTTCATATTGATAACAATTATGGTCTTAATATAAGTTAGATATATTTAATATTTATAACAAATCTATTATAATTAT